TTGTTTTCCGCCAGCATAAACTCTTACTTGATATCCCCATGGTGTCTTATGTAGTTCATGTGTGTATGGTCCTATTGTTTCAGAGCGGATAACAGATTCTTCTAACGAGCCTTCCGCCATATCTAATTCACGGGCTTTATGTTTTACATCACCTTGTTTAGCAGCCTTCTTCTTATCCTTGTGAGCACCGGCACCGCCCATCTTGGCATTCTTGGCCACAAAGTTTCTTGGCTTTGGAGTTTCTTCTTTTTTAGCTTCTTGGCTAACTATAGACCTTTTTTGAACTTTACCTACAGGCATTGCTACAGTAGCATTGCCGCCGGATACCATGCCACCGCCGGATTCTAAAACATATCTAGTTATTTCACCTTGAGAGATTTTTTTAAATTCGTTAGTCATTTTTGTTCATCCAATTAGCTACAGGGCTTACTGTATTAGTATCCTTTAATTCTTTACTTCCGCCAGGAGTTAACCGAACTCTTGGGGTACCTACTAGGTTAGCTGCCGCATCTAAGATATCTTCTTCTGCTTGCGTGTAACCAATAGTGACCATTTTAAGACCAGTTGGACCGGCTACATCCATTTTTTGATTTGGCATCCCAGCAAGAGCAACACCAAAACGATATGCTAGATAACCACTGCTGTTATCTAATTCTGGATATATATGACCATTAGGTAATGCCGCCGCCAGCGATGCATGCACCTTCGAAGGATTCATATCTTTTGCTTCGTGTACAAATTCTCTTGCTCTCATTCTTAATTTCCTAAAGGTTTTTCACCAGTCATATACGGGCGAGAAAACCAAAGTTTGAACCACTCGGGCGTTCCGGGCCTAATATCATTTGCTTTCATCATGTTAACTTTTTCCATGGCTGTAACAGTGATATTACTACCTTTATTTATTGCATTTTCGTGTGCTTGGTATTCTTGTAGTCGCCCTTGTGCATTTAGTCCACCTAATCCGCTTAATATTTTTAATTCTTGTATAGGATCATCGGGTGCAAGGTAACAGTCGTCGGGACTATCCTGATTTAGATCTGCAGATGTTATTTTGTACTGTTTCATTTTGAGCTTAAAATAGCAATAAATTTACCCATTGATCGTTCCCATGATTCACCAATTGGTACCTGTTTATGCTCAATGCTTTCTGCACCACCAACTAGATCTCCTTGACGAGCAGGGCGATTCTTACTTGGGCCTGTATTCTTCCACTGTCCGGCTGGACCTAGTTTATTCTTTTTACTACCGGCAAAGGCACTAGCGGGCATCATTTCTTCACCGATGTTAGGATCAATACCCCTTGATCCAATGCCACCTTTTTTACGCTTCTTGGCCAATTCATCTATACCATGACGGATCTGTTCAATGTTCATTGTTAGTTCACCGAACTGTCGAGCAATATGTTCCCATTCTGCAGGACTAGCATTTTGTGCTCGTTGTGCTAGATCCTTTAATTGGCCAGTAGCTCGCATCATACGATCTTTTAATTTTGCAGGATTAGCACCGGCACCGTAAATCATAGGATTCATTGGTTCAGCAGGATCCATTTCAATAGGAGCTTCAGCTACTCCGCCAGTCATTCCAGTGTTGTGATAAGTCTGTGGATATCCGGGACTTGTCATACCGTGTTTCCAATTTACATTCGATCCGCCTCGGTCGTTATTTTCAGCAACAGGTTGTTGAACAGGCTGTGGCTGTTGTGTTGGTTGATTTTTTATTCCCATACCTTCCCTCGTTGCTTGATATAAAGTTTTTCCATTGACCTTAATGTTAGCCCCTACTCCGGTTGCTTGTTGGAATCCTTGTTCATTGCCTTCTTCTGCATACTTGCGAGCTAGACTTCCACTAATACCTTGAACGCCGGGAGCATCTGCATCTCGTTGACCACTGCTTACAAATTGTAGATGTACATATTCTCGACCATTAGGTCCGCGAGCATTGTCGGTTGTACGAACAGGGCCACTATTCCAACTATTCAATAATTTTTCAATACTGCCCGAAGCCTTGCCTAACCGATCGCTACCACCAATAAATGTCATATTGCGGAAACCTTTATCGTACAACCAGTTGGCCGCATATATAGGACCTTGCACAGGATCACTAACAATGTGTTTGGCAAATGCAGGATAAATCTGTTTGATGAATGCCGATTTGGTTGCAGGATCTAACGGATCGTCTTTGGTACCTGCACTATTACTTAGGAAGATAAAACTGTTGGCCCCACCAGTTTCAATAGTTTTTTCCATTACCAGCTTATGACCTATTGTTGGCGGATTCATACGACCAAAACAAAACGCTGCCATTGGTCCGTTCTTTTTGGCTTCAATTTCAGTAGGATCGACTGTGTGTTTGGCAAAGTTGGCACGACTGAATCCTAAACGATCGATCAATTTAAGTTTATCTTTGCCACCGCCAAATACATATCCTTCGTGTGCATCAACTCCGTCAGTGATAGCAATAACTTCGCTGCCTTGTTGTTGTGTATCTATCTGTTGCTTAACATGTAGTTTAAGTTCTGTGATTGCGGCCCACATGGTCCAGATACCCAACAAGCCCGGACCACCGCCATCTTCTTGATATAACCAGCCATCTTGTCGTGCGCCTAACATTTTTTGTTTAGCGCCTTCACTTAATCTACCACCTAAGAATTCTAAGAAGCGAGGAACAATGTTATTACTGATATCATTTTCTTCCAGCATATTGGTGATAAAAGGACTCATTGCTGTAATAACACTCTTGCCTTTCATTGCCGTTAGGTCAGAAATAAATTTATCAACTGCGGCTCCGTGTTCGGAAATGATCTGTTCTGTTTGTTTAATTAAATTTGGGTTGATGCTGATCTTTGGTTTGTCTCGCATCTCGCCTACTAAGAAAGTAATTCCTTCGTTTTTGCGTAGACCTTTTAGACCAGTTAGCGGAGTATCACCTTGACCTAGTCCGGGGATATAGGTATGCACAGCAATACCGCCTACACTACGGCTAATGTCTTGTCCTAGTTCGCCTTCGATAGCAACACGGTACTCTACGGTATTTGGTTTGAATACAAAGAACCCGTTGTTAGTAGGTGGAGTACCAGACCACATTAGGTCGCCCATGTAATAAAAATCTGAACCTGTTGGAACAACTTTTTCTAATGCCGGACGAAGTACTGCTTCATTTTCCCATAGGTTTGTACGATTAGCACCACGCTCTTCGTCATAGGCACGGATAGTCATAAAGTCCATCTTACCTTTGGAAACTTTATCGTACATGTGCTTGTCCATGAACACAAGCTCACCTGATTTATCTCTACCAAATACTACTGCAGGAAATCCGTCCCACTTAATAGTAACTGTTCCTGAATTTTTTTGTAGTCCTACTAATTCTTTGATAGCCCGTTGTGCGCCTGCTGATCCATTAGAGATAATTAAATCTTCGATATGCTCAATGCCTTCTCGAATCATTTGACGTTCAGTTTTAAACATTTCTCTTAAGATCATGACGCAAAATATCCTTTAACCATATCTAGACCCTGCTGGATCTTTTTTCTATCTTCTTCTGCACGAGCAATAGCCTGCGGTGTTTGTGCTTTATCACGCTTCTTGCCTGCAATATCTATTTGAGCTTTTTCGTTATACCTATCCCAGAAACCTTGTAAGAATTCGCTAGCGTTTGACCATTGTGCCAATGCACCGTTGCCAAACATGCCATTAGCTTCGCAACTGCGAGCAAATCCTTTTACACCTTGCACTAGTTTACTTATCTTAACATCATTGATATCATTTCCGGGATACTGTTTTAATAATGCATCTATCTTAGGATTATTAATACCATCTTTTTTGGCCAAGTACATAAATGTATCATAGATAAATGTTTTTGGATTAGTACTTACTGTAAGTGTTTGCGTACCTTTTTGTTTACTAAATGGAACATGTGCTCCATCTATTACCTTTAACTGTACGCCAGCGTGTTGTATGCTCATGTCGAGCAATTCACCTAACACACTAAACATATTACCAGTTAGCAAACCTTTAACACCACGCTCGGGTGTTACACGACTAGCACCCCAATCTTTCATCTTTTCTTCATGCCACATGAAGTCGATCTGCACATAATCATTGGCACCAATTTTAAAAATAGGATGTCCAGGCTTACTCTCGCTAGTATCTACATAAGGAGCACCCCCGGACTTAACAAACTCATCTGCAAGTTTATTCCAATGTGCTGTAAACTGTCCATAACTAGTGCCTTCAACAGGTGGCCCGATCATTTGTAGATCGATGTCACCATAAATCTTTTCTGGATTATCTTGTACATCGGCTT